CTGGCGGCGTGCCTGGTCCTCAGGGCATTGAAGGACCTGCTGGTCCTGCTGGTCCGCAAGGCGATGTTGGTCCTGCTGGCCCAATTGGTCCTCAAGGCGAAATCGGACCTCAAGGTCCTGAAGGCGTTGCCGGTATTCAGGGACCGGTTGGACCTCAAGGCGACACTGGCCCGATGGGACCTGCTGGCGCTGACGGCCTGCAAGGTCCGACGGGCTTGCAAGGACCGGTTGGGCCTCAGGGTGAGATGGGGCCTCAGGGCGAGATTGGTCCTACTGGAGCCACAGGCGCTGTTGGTCCTGCTGGTCCTCAGGGACTTCAAGGCGATGTTGGTCCTGCTGGTCCGACTGGTCCTGTTGGTCCTCAGGGACCGGCTGGAGCAACTGGTGCTGGCATTCAGCTTCTTGGTTCGGTGCTGCTCATCGCGGACCTGCCGGTTGGTCCGAACACTATCGGTGATTCGTACATCGTTGAAGAGGACGGCGACCTCTACACCTGGTCTGGCTCTGCATGGGCGTCTGTTGGGCAGATTGTTGGTCCTCAAGGTCCGATTGGCGCGACAGGAGCTACAGGTGCTACAGGAGCGACTGGACCTGCCGGTGCAGATGGTGCAGATGGTGACTCTGCATATCAAGTCGCAGTAACGAATGGCTTCGTCGGCACTGAAGCAGAGTGGCTTACCTCGCTGATTGGGCCACAAGGTCCGACAGGTTTGCAGGGACCGATTGGGCCGCAGGGTGAGATTGGACCTCAAGGCGAGATTGGTCTTACTGGCCCAGGCGTACCAATTGGCGGCATTGCTGGACAAGTTCTGGCGAAGACTGATGAAATTGATTACAACACGACCTGGGTGGCTCGCGCTATTACTGGCGCGAATGATGACATCACATCGCTGACGAACATCACAGGTGGCATCTCTTCACCTGACTACATTGACTTCGACACGACAGCATTGCCGACTGGTCAAGCTGGTCGCATCAAGTGGAATGACACGGATGGCACGCTTGATGTTGGTCTGAAGGGCAGCAATGTCACGCTTCAGGTTGGTCAGGAGCTTGTACAGCGCGTGTTCAACAACTCCGGCTCAGCGATTCTGAATGGCATGCCTGTGTATCTCACTGGCGCTCAAGGCAATCGCGTCACTGTTGCAAAGGCTTCGAACACCACTGAGCCGCTGTCATCGACGACCTTTGGCATTGCCACTGAGGACATCGCCGACAACTCTGAAGGATTCGTCACAACTGAAGGTCTTGTTCGGGACATCGACACCTCAGCCTTTGCTGAGGGAGCGCTGGTGTATCTTGGTGCTACGGCAGGCTCGCTGACAACTACTCATCCAGTTGCACCAGCACATGCAGTGATGATTGGTATCGTTGTTCGCAGTCACGCGACGGTTGGCAGCATCTATGTCAAGGTTGATGCAGGCTTCGAGCTCGACGAGATTCATGACATTCTGCTTACAGCGCCGGCTGATGGCGAGACGCTCACCTATGAGGCAGCAAGTGGCCTTTGGACGAACGATGACGCGATTCTTGGCAAGACCCGCATGTCTGGCTTTCCACTGGATGCGAATGGCAATCATCTCGTTACTTTGTCCTACAACGAGACAACGCGAACAGTTACGATTACGCCAACTGGTGCTACCTTTGACTTTTTCGTTGATGGCGTGAAATACACGAAGACTGGCGCTCAGTCTCTGGCGCACAGCGCTCTTGCTGGTGGGCACTTCATTTACTTTGACAATACTGGCACGCTCGTCACCAGTCAGACAGCGTGGAATCTGGCGCAGACTGCACCTGCGTGCTATGTCTTCTGGGATGCGACGAACTCTCGTGGCGTGCCACTGAATGAGCTGCACACTGCCGGTCGTGATGTGTTCATGCATCAGCGCCTACATGACATCGATGGAACACAAATCGTCGATGGCTTCGCAATCAGTGGCTACACTCTTCTGACGCAAACTGATGCGGCAATCAGCTATGCTGTTGCCAGCGGCACTCTTGCTGATGAGGACCTTCGCACTACAACTCAAGCTCGTCCTGATGCCGGCCCGTATGCAATGATGTATCGCAGCGGCGCAAGCGGCACTTGGGAGATTACGCGCACAAACACCGTGCCGTATCTCTACAACGGTACTGGCGTGTATTTCAACCAATTCACAGGCGGAGTCTGGCAACTTAGCAATCTGACGAACAACAATTATGTCAATTACTTCGTCTTTGCTGTTCCAGCACTTGCATCTACAGCTCATAGCGCTTCTGCGAATCAGTCCATCATCATCATTCCTGGTCAGGTACAGCACGCAACTCTTGGCGCTGCGAATGCTGAGAATGTGTCGAGTCTTGCCTTTGGTTCGATGCCGTTTGCTGAGATTGCTCCGCTGTATCAGGTCACTGTTCGCTTCAACACTGGCTATGCCTCAACGCCGAAGATTCGCGTTGAGACAGTGACGCGTGTTGTTGGAACTCGTGCCTCAATTACTGCGACTGCGCAGACTGACCACGGTGCTCTTAGTGGTCTCACTGACCCGGACCATCCAGCATCCGCCATCATCAACACTCCTGCAGGCAACATCGTCGCAACTGATGTGCAGGCAGCGCTGAATGAACTGGACACTGAGAAGCTCTCCCTTACTGGTGGCACGATGACAGGTGACCTTACGCTTGCGGGAGACCCGAGCTCGGCGCTTGTTGCTGCACCAAGACAGTATGTGGATGCGGTGTATCCGGGAAAACGAACTGGAAGTGCTACTGCCTCGACCGCTACGACGAGTGTCTCAGTTGCATCGATTGATACTCTTCGTATCTCGATGACTGCGAACACGACGCTCACTTTGTCTGACGCTCAAGATGGTCAGCGCATTGTGCTTGAGCTCATTCAAGATGGAGTTGGCGGCAGAACGCTTACGCTTGATTCTGGCTTCCGCCTTGGAACGGACATCACAAGCACTACTCTGACAACTACGCCAAGCAAGAAGGACATGATTGGCGTAATCTACAACTCAACGGCTGGCAAGTTCGATGTTGTCGCCATGGTTCGCGGATTTTGAATCTAAAGGAATTCTAAGATGGCAACAATTTATGTTGATGTTGAAGGTGGCAATGACGCGAACGATGGGCTATCTTTTGCCAATCGAAAGAAAACGCTAACATCAGCGACTGCGGCTGCAGGCGGGCCGCACACAATTAGAGTCATGAAGTCTCCTGACCCGACGAGCATTGGGTCTGCGACTTGGACTCAAGGCTCTGCTACAGTTACGATTCCAGCCGGTCTTGTGAAGACTGTTGAGATGGGTGAAGCGACTTGGTCTGTTGGTTCTAATGTGACAAGCACGACAACTACAACGGCTAAAGAAGGCACTAATGCAATGCAGCTTGCAATCGGCGCGAGCTTCGCGACAGGCCTTGTTGCGTGGAAGGGCATTGGCACGCAGAACTTCACTGGCTATCGTCAGCTCTCGTTCTGGATTCGGCAGTCATCAGGCACTGTTCTTGCAGCTGGAGTTTATCGCCTTTCGCTCTGCGATGATGCAGCTGGAACGATTGAGCGCTACTCCTTCAACATTCCAGCTCTTGGGCTGCTGAACCAGTGGCACGCCTTCACAATCGACCTTGGCGCTAACATGGGGTCGAATGTGCAGTCCATCGCTCTGTATTGCGCTACCGACACTGGCGCTGTTACGCTTCAGCTTGACAACATCATCGCGTGCAAGGACCCAACTGCGGCTGACTCCATCTCGCTGCGGTCATTGATTAGCAAGAATGATGGGTCAGGCACAGAGCCATGGGCGCCGATTCGAAGCATCAATGGGACTACGGTAGTTCTTGATGAGCGTAATACTACCTTGTCAAGTGCTACGAATGTGTCACTTTACGCGGGCACAACGGAAACAGTTACGACATACAAGCGCGACTGCGTCCGCCCAGCAGCTCCAACATCCTTCGGCTCAACAGCCTTTGGTAATGTGAGCGGTTCAGCCGGAGGCCAATCCATCACTGGCGGTTGGAATACTACTGACATGAGCACGCAGACTGGCAAGACTTACATTGACTACATCAACTGCCAGGCGTATGGCCTCAACGGCTGCGGTGGGACAACTATTAGCGACATCAGTCTTGTGCGCTGCTCGACTGCTTTGAATTTTACCGCGAACCATCCAGCAATGTTTATTACAGTGGATGACATCATCGGCAGCGGAACTGGCTTTAGTCTTGGTGCTAATGCCACGACACCAAGCACTTACAACATTACCAACATTTGCTATAACAACTCGGCCCTTGGTGTTTCAAGTGGCACAGATGGAACAGCCTTCTCGTTTGTAAATGTGAGTTCTAATAGCGGCGTCGGTTCTATTAGTGGCAATGGTAGCTCTGATTACGCACGAAATTTCGTAATCTCGATTCAAAGCGCAGTGAATAACAATAGCACACTCTCCCTCCTTCAGCTCTACGGCGCCACAATAACTCTCGGCACCGTAAAGAACACAAACGGCGCGGTATTGAGCTCTCCGACGACCCTTCTGAATTTCGGCAATGGCAATGCTCCTCTTGTGAATTGCTCGATTACGCTTACAACTGTAGCGTCGAACCCTATTCTGGCCGCTGCGATTGGCTACAATCTCTGCAACTCCACGCTTACCTGCACAGGTGCCACTATCACTGGCGGCACGACAGCCATGCAGCCGTCTGGGCAAATATGCTATGATAGCACAATCATTGGTGGAACCTTCACACCGAATGTAAAGGTCTCTTTTGGGTCTTTGCGCTTCATTGGCTCCTCAGTTGGCATCATCAACAACTTCAAGGTCTCGTCCGGAGAAACTTCGGTAATGAATGTTGGTGGAGACTCGACAGTCAATCGCCTTTATCTTTCAGCCAGCGCATCCGCCGCCGGTTCAAATGCTCTTGCTGATGCTTACACATCTAATCGGCACACTCCGTCAGGTTATGCTTGGCGCGTGAATGGGCCGGCATCAACTACAGTCTCTCTACCGCTTGGTAAAATCGCAGTCTCTGGCGGCTCTCTCGTCACTGCTAAGGTTTGGGCGCTCTCTCAAAACATTGCGGCTCCACTCTCCGCAGGCGCGCTGCGAGCCTCTGACAGGTCCGGCACGGTTCTTGCAGCAGATGTTTCAGTCTCGACGACAGTTGCATCGCAGTCTGGGTTTGAAGAGCTTACGCTTACTTTCACTCCGCTGATTACAGGCGTCGTGGAGTTCTTCGCCGATGCAATCATCGCTGCGTCCGGCGGTGCTACTGGCCCAATGGTCTTCGATGACTTCTCAGTGAGTCAAGCATAATGGCACTTCCAACAGACACTGAAATCAAGACGCTTGACTTCGTGTATCTCGGGGCGCCATTTCTTCAAGTTGAAGCAAAGAACCTAAATACAGGAAGTCTGGACATCGTTTATCTTGGGATGCCGTTCGTCGCTCAGCCATTCGCCGGTGGAACTCCACCGGAACCACCAGCTTTCAACGCGGCTCAGTTCTTCATCATGTTCTAAGGGATAATCATGACACCAGAAGACATTTCAGAGCGTCGCGAATCCCGCGACAGACTCATCAAGGTAGAAACAGTGGTGTTCGGCATTGACGAGCTTCTGAAGGAGCATGTCAATGACGAAATGCACATGTGGGAATCAGTAAAGGCTGATGTTCGGGATGTTCGTGAAACGACCATCAAGCAAGCAATGTCCATCGAAGGGTTGGTGCGCATCGTGGAAGCTCAAACAAAGGCGGCTGAGAAGCTCGCAATGGAGGCGACAAGGGCGAAACAAGAGATGGAGGAGCGGCTTGAGAAGATTGCGATTGAGCATCGACGCGTGAGCGAAGAGTCTGACAAGCGTCTGAAATCTCTTGAGATGCGTGTCTATGGCGCGCTGCTCGTCATCTCTGTTCTTTGGACGCTGCTCGGCTCTAAGATTGGCGCACTGCTGGGGGTAGCATGAGCCTCGCTGCTCTTGGTGGTATTCTTGACTTCGGTGGCAAGCTCATTGACCGTCTGATTCCTGACCCAGCGCAGAAGCTTGCTGCTCAGCAGGAGCTCATGAAGATGGCGCTGGACAAGGAGCTCGCCGTGATGGCGAATGAGACGAAGCTCATCACCGCTCAGACGGACATCAATGCGATTGAGGCGAAGTCAGATAAATTCTTCGTGTCTGGTTGGCGTCCATCAATCGGGTGGGTGTGCTCTGCGGCGCTGTGCTATCAGTACCTGCTCCGTCCAATCGGCGGAGCTGCTTACATTCTCATCACCGGACACGCGATGCCTGTTGAGCTGCCTGGCCTTGACGACAATCTGTGGGAGCTGCTCGCGGGCCTGCTTGGACTTGCTGGACTTCGTACTGCTGAGAAGATGAAGAGACTGAAATGAAACCGCGCGCAAGACTTCTCCACGAGGAGTTGATTCACACGAAGCCAGGCCGAATGAAGCACAAGACTGACAGACGCTCAAAAGACACACTCCGAAGGGAGCTGAATGATGACGAAGTTAGACACAGACGAGCTGGACATCGACGACTTCGAAGTTCCACTGAAGGGTGGGATTGAGCTGGACTTGCCAGACACAGAGGAAATTCTCTGTGATGCGCGAGATTTGTGCGAGGTCCTGATACAACGAAAGCTCCCGAAGGAGCTCTCGCGAAGGGTACAAGCGCTGTATCAGCGCTTAGAAGAGGTGCTTGGTTACTATGACCTGCACTGAGGGTTACCGAGCCTTGCTGCGCTTGTCGAAGCACAGCTTGTAGATGGCATCTGGCAGCCTGGCGCCAATCTCCATCTTGTCGCCGAGCGTGTTCTCCATGTGCTCGTAGGTGGTATTTGCGACACCCATCAGCAAGCGAGCTGCCTGAGCGTCATCTGTGACAACCAGCAAGTCCGCATTCACCTGATGCAGGGGCTTCTTGTTGTGCCAGTCCCTCACGAAGGTGGTGACGGCACTTGAGAGCACTGAGCAGCTCTCGTGAATCTGCTTCGGTGTTTGAGGTGCTGCCTGAGCAGACATCGAGGCACAGAGGGCGGAGGCAATCAGAAGTTTCTTCATCACATCACTTTCAGGGTTGAGGAGCAGAGGCAGGCTTTGCCGGAGTCACCATGCAGCGGTCGAAGGCAAGTTTGCTCAACACCGCCGGCTCAGTGGTGTTCGTGCCATACTCGTAGATGAAGATGGCGGACACCTCGTTCAGCCACATGCCGAGTTTGAACTGCATCTCGGTGAGCTTCCCTTCAGCGAAGCTCTTGATGTTGCCGTCCTGCATCAGCGTCGTGAGACTCTCTCTTGTGTGGGAGACTCCACGAAGAGCCAAACCAACACGGAGTTCTTGAGAGACGGAGACGAATGAGCCGATGGTGGCGCAGGTTTTGGCATCGCCTGCCTGAGCAGACATCGAGGCACAGAGGGCGGAGGCAATCAGAATCTTCTTCATCACATTTCCCCCATCGCTTCAACGAAGTCCCAGCCCATGGCGATTGCCCACTTGGCGAACTCCTTGTCGGAGAAGTCCTCGTTGATGAGCCACTGTTGGGCTTGTTCGTGCTTCTCCTCGTCGTCACCAGTGAAGGTTTCGAGGCCACCGTAGAGGAGGCCTTCGTTCATCGAATCACCGTAGAACTGCCCATAGAGGCCGAGCTTGGTGAGGCGCTTATTCAGGCGCTCGAACTGCTGCTTGAGAGATGCCATGATGTTGCTCCTTAGAAGGCGGCGAAGATGTTGTAGTCCTTCTTGTCGATGGCGGACTGCACACCCTTGGTGATGTTCAGCATCGCCTGGCCAGAGCTGAGCAAGTCCCAACCGATGTTGCCATCGACATCCTTGAGCTCCGTGTGAAGGACGACACCAGTCATCTCCATCAGAGGAGCACGATACACATCGTTGAGCTGCATCTTCAGGACTGCGCAGCAGACTCCTTGGAGGGAGTTTTGAACCGCTTGGCTCTCTTGGGCGGACAGGGCTCGAGATGAGCCGATGTTGCGGGCGGCGTTGAGGTTCGGGATGCACTTCTCGATGATTTCGAAGCACTCGTCCGAAGTCTTGTTGTCCGCCTTGAGCTTCTCCACAGTGGAGGGCTTGAAGGTGGCGAGGATGCTCATCTCGCCGAAGAAGCTCATGCGGATGGCGATGTTGTCGTGAAGGGCGACACCAGCGAAGATGCGGGTGGCTGCCTTGGCGGCGGCGTTGATTCGTGCTTGCTTACCCATTTCAGAACTCCGTTTTGGTTGATGACAGAGTCATTCTAACTCAGTTCTGTGCCTTCAGGTGTAACGAAGATGTAACAGTTGCCTTGCGGCTCGCATTCATCTCCGCCTGCACCCAAAGTCCGCACCTCGACACAAAGAGGACGAGGAGGACAATCAGAAGGAGCTTCATTGTGGTTCCTTAGTTGAAGAGTGGCTCATCGCCGTTCATCTCTTCGAACTCGTTGCAGGCCATGACGAACTCGAAGAAGAACTTCTTGTCAGAGTTCAGCAGCTCGATGCCTTCGTCGGTGACATCGCCGTCGAACCAGTGTTCAGGCGTCAGACGGGCTATGGCCACATCGAATGGCGATGTGCCGATGGAGTACCAGTAGTCTGTGCCGCTCACCTGGAGGGTGAGCTCGTCTTCAGTCATGGACTTGATGCAGAAGGCAGACATGATTTGAATTCCGAGTTGGTTGGCGTAGATGCATCTTAACACGACTGCGTCAGGCAGGTTGGCTACCAGGTGTAACGCCTGCCTGAAGTCGTATCAAGCGAGATGGGCCTTGGCAACTTCGATGACGGCCTTGGCTTCCTCGAGAGTGGAGGTGCCGCGGACGAAGGCTTGCATGTGGCTGCCAAACTTCGAGTTCTGAAGGCCGAGGCACCAGTTCGTGAAGTGCATCATCTCCATCGGCGCCAGGTCATCGTCGCGATGGACATAGGTCTCGACCATGTATTCGCAGACAGAGGCGTCGCCCATCGTGGCGAACATGTCAATCATAGGCATCGAGTTCGGCGTCACCTGAAGACGACTTTCGCCGGTCTTGGTGTTCTGCGCCATCGTGACCACGAACTTGGCGGAGCCCAGGGTGGCGGTGTGAATGGCGCCTTCCTTCTTGGCACTGCGGGCAGCTTGACGGCGTTGTTGGCGGTTCATGAATTACTCCGTTTGGTTGATGACAGAGTCATTCTAACTCAGTTCGAGGCGCCTGGCACATCTCAACCTGTAACAGTTTTCTACACTGGTGTAGTCTATGATACATTTGTAAAACCGTAACAACAGAAGTTCCAAATGGCGTCATGTCTCTCATCAAAGAATCTTCCAAAGGCTCCAGGAGTCTATGAAGTAGTCTGCACCACGACAGGACAAAGATACATCGGCGGCAGTGCGAACCTAAAGTCCAGAGTTCGTGGGCACCGCATGGCGGCAAGAACAAAGAGCCACACAGAAAGATTCAACGAAGCTTGGGCAACTCACGGCGAACAAGCCTTTGTGATGAGGCAAATTGAAGCCACGCGTGATTGGAGAGAACGAGAGCACTTTCATCGCTACAAGGCGATAAAAAGTGGTGAAACGCTGTTGAATAGCGATTGGGACATTGAATCCTCGTTGCATAAGTTCAACGAAGCGGTGTTGAGCACCCACAAAAAAGACCAAGACGCCGATTGGGTCGTTGATGTCTTTACTTCATCTGAACCGCCAAAAGTTTTGATGCTGAGATACGGAATCTCGCATTCTCTTGTGTCTCTTATTCGCTGTGGCAAAAGACGAGTAGGCCTTCTCCGCGCAGCAGGTCTCTTGTAACGCCCCACTGAGGGGAAGGTGCCGGCGGTTGTTTGACCGGCCTTGAGTGATTCAACTCTTACCTCGGAAGAGGGCGTGGTGATTTATCACTGGACTACCACACGCATACCACGCGTCCAACCGCATGGCTGCTCGTTCCCCACTCATCACTCACGAGCTATGAACCAGTCCAGCTCAAAATCGTAGTGTCGATGACTTCGATGTCTTCGGCGTCACTCTGCCTAAGAACTCCTTGTTCGCTCTTTCACACTCCATGAGGTAGTCTTGCGGCGAGGCCTCGGCAAGATTCTTCAGCTTGATGGAGCGAGACTTCGCCTTCGAGAGCGGTACATCCTCCACGAGGAGCAGTGGGTAGTAGTTCGTCTTCTTGTCCTTCTTCTCTCGAGCGCACAGAAAGTGATAGGACTTGCCGACCTCGAGGTATGGGAAGATTGACGACATCATCCGCCAGGTCTCGAGCTGTCGAGACTCATCCACGGCCTCGCCATTGCCAGCATAGATGAACTTCGCTGGACCTGCTGGATTGTACGGCTCTCGCAGAATCAGATTCATCGAGAATGGAAAGACCTCATCGTCCTCGAAGAATCTCTCGATGTATCTTCGACGAACTGCGGCAAGACCTTGCGTCTCGCTCATCAGCGCCTCAAAGGAGATGAGTGACAGCATCATTCGACTCCAATCTTCAGCAGCACCTTCAGCTCATCCACGCGATGAAGCAGAGATTCGAGACAGAGCGCGAGACCTTCGTCGGTCTTCAGACCTTGAGCGCGAAGCGTGAGCTCTTCGATGTTGCCGACGGTGGTGACGAGCTTCTCTTGAAACCGTAGCTTGCCCTCACGAATCCTGGCCTTCGTCTCTGGGGTGTGGTTCTTGCGGCGTTGTTCTTGTGTCATTGGTGTTCTCGGTTGTGTTGAGGCAGAGCCGAAGCTCTGCCGTTGGGTGCTTAGTCTGCCTTGGCTTCCAGCGCGTCGGCAATGCGTTCCAGCGATTCAGCGATGGTTCGCATCGAGGTCTGAATGCTGTTGAACTCGCCGCCATGTGTGCAGATGCCACCAGCGAGAAGTTCGAGAGCAGAGGCGATTCGTTCAAGCAGTTCGTCGTTCATAAGTCTCTCCAGTTGGGTGCAGAACCATTTCTTACACCGTGATGCCATCATAACTCAGTTCGAACTTCTGAACTCAGTTACATTTAGGTTCGGGAGATACAATGTTACAAGCTCCCATCCAAGAACGCAGGGTCCGGCTCAACTTCAGCATAAGCGCAGTCTCGAAGATACGCCTTCGAGTCTTTGAGCCAGTGATGTCTGCAAGAGACAATGAATCGCTTCCACGGATTCTTTCGGCGCTGCCACTTGTCGCCACTCGGGTAAAGGAGATTCAAGCACAAGTCGTCGTCAATAGGGTCAAGAAGCCTCCGCTCTCCCTCGATGGCTTCGTCGAGCGTCAATCCTTTAGTGAGAATCTCTGTAGTCCATCCGTCTGGAACTTCGTAGCGAAGAGCGTTGTAATACACGCCAGAGCCAGTGTATTTTCCAGCCTCAAGAAGCGCCGTTTGGCCGCGCCCGATGTAATACCAGCCGCACTTGTGGTGCGTGATGTAAAGAGCGAATCTGCAGGCACGGTCAAAGTCTTCGGTGTGCGTGCTTGGACTTGCAAGTCTGCGACCTTCGTCGGCATCTTCTTCAGCATCGTCGTCATCAGCGTAAAGACTGGAGATGTCCAGGCGCGGATACGGTTTGTAATCCATCGGCGGGATTACACTGAGGTTCTTCTGCGGGGCCTTGACCTTCTGTAGTCTTGGTGTATCTGTGACCAGAAAGTGCAGCTCCTCAAGAAGTTCCGCTACACGCAGGCTCTTCTCTGATGACTCCAGCAGCACAAGCGCGGTAAGAGCATCGCTGACTGGACGGCGAAGACTTCGAAGAATGGAGTTCAGGTTCATCGCGAGATTGTGTAAATCATACAGAGAACGAATGGTTACCGGAGTTACCGGTTTCTGATGTAACCTTGTTACCGGAAGTTACCACCATTAGACGGAGGAGAGTGCGACACGACTGGCTTGGATTCTCTCTTCACTTACTTCTACTACTCGTCCTGTCGCCTTGAGGATTGCTTCTTCTATTATGGTAACTTCCTGTCTTTGAGCTGAGAAGAAGCCGTCGTGAATGAACCAAGTCGGCGCTGTGACGAGTGGCTCAATTACATTCATCACTTCGTTCTCGCCGATGTTGTAGTTCGAGGTTGAAGCTTGTCCCTTACGAAGAGACTTGTCCCCATTACCTCTGTAGGTGACTTTAGCACATCGCATCTGGTCTGAGAAGAACCTGTAGTCACTCATCAGTCCTTGACAGATTCGGGACTGAATGATTCTGTTAGTCAAGTCCCACCCGAAATCCTCAACGAAGCCGTTGGCATAGTGAAGAACTGGTGCTGAATTGTTCAGCAGCCGCTGAGCGATGTCCTTGGCCGTCAAAATCGGCACATTCAGTTCAGTTGCTAGTCCTCGTCTGAACTCGTCCTTGTTCTGAACTAGCTCTCTCCAGAACGGCAGTTCAGCTCGTCCTCGAAGTGCAGCCGGGATGTGACTCAAGTCCAGTCTGTCATAATCTTGAAGCAGAATCGTCGGCTTCGCTGACTTGATGTCGTAGTTCCAGCCGTCGCCATAGGTTCTCAAGAACAGTCTGTCACGATTGTCACCTCGCAGATTCACCCACCAGTCATAGCAGCGATTGTCAATGACTGAGGCATAATCCCTTCGAGCTGGCGGATGAACAGAGAAGTCAAAGCCAAGAGAAGAAGCAAAGAGCAGCAGTCGGTCCTTCGCTCGTCGCTCGCTCCATCTAATGGTGGTAACTTCCGCCTCGCACCCAGGGAGAATTCTATTATGGTAACTTCCGCCTTCGTGAGAACATTCTATTGTGGTAACTTCCGCCTCGAATTCCCAGAACTTCTCAGTCGGTTCGTAGGCATAGGAGTGCTCGCCGACCTTGTATCCGCCGTGAGTTCTGAACATGGACCTGAAGAACTTCTCTGAAGGCCCTCGTCCTGTGATTGCTCGAAGCTCTTCGGCTCGCAATCTCTTGCGGCCACCACGAGAGAACATCATCTCATAGCCGAGATTCAGCACTCGGTCGGCAACCTTCCAGGTAGCTCGTGTGAAGACAGGCTTCTGTCTAAGTTCTAATTTCATCGCTCATCCAATTCTCTTGATTCTCCGCGGCCAGACGGAGGAGCTCTGTTAGAAGGCGTCGGCCCAAGAGAATGGGTGACATTGCATCACTGAAGTCTGGCCGACATTGCCGACGACTTCTAACAGAACTCAGATTACATTCTATCACTTCTATTTACTGATGTGAAGGCAAATTCAGGACGAATTACTGACCCGAACCTAAAAGTAGTCCCTGAACAAGATGTTACAATTCAGCTAAATACAGAGAACAACAAAGGACTTACATGACTGACCAAGCGAAGCAGGACCTCAAGGAATACAACGAGCTCAAGAACAACGAGCAGAAGCCAGATTGGCACAACACAGTTGTCACTCGTCACCCTGTCGTCAAAGAACATGCCAGCTCGTAACTCAATCACTGGAAAGCGCATCACAACTGGTGCCGCATCACATGACTACCGAACCAACTGGGACGCAATCTTCGGCGTTCGAACAAGCACTGCACCAGACGGAGCTCGTAGTTCCGACGAAGTTCCTGGACCTGCTGAAGGAGCTCGAGACGGAAGTCCAGAACGAACTCAGTCTTCTAAAGACACCTGACTTAGGCGAGTCCTCAAAAAACGATGCTCACTCCTGCTCGTCAAAAGCTACTACAAACGATGACAAATGTTCAAGCAGGGACACGCTACAGGACGAGCAAAATGCTCAAAATGCCATCTCACCCGGTCAAAATTTCCGGGTGGATTGCACTTGCCTCTCCGTAATGGAATACACCGCAGCCACCCTCGTCCTCTACCAGCGGTACAAGAAGCACGGTCTTGGCGAGTGGCCAGTCTTTATTCACCCAATCAGACCAACTCACCTCTTCGGTGCAAAGGACAATGATGACGCAGAGTAAGAACTCAGCGAGCATGCACGCTAAATGGAACGACCCAGAGTTTCGAGCTCGAACTCGTGCCAATCAGTCCATCGGCTCCCAGGCCTCATGGGACGACCCTGAACGGCGTGCTCGTCGTCTTCAGAAGGCAGCAGAAACTCGTCTCAAGAACGGAACGCTGCACAAGAGCGTACAGCAGAAGATTCGTGAGACGCCTGAACTTGCAGAGCAGCGCACAACGAAGCTTCGAGCGAAGGCAAAGGCAGCGCATGCAAATCGCACTCCAGAGGAGCTCGAAGCAATCGCTGAGAAGAAGCGCGCTACCTGGGCAGCGAAGTCTCAGCAGGAGATTCATGCCATCGGTGCAAAGATTGTTGAGGCGCGCAGTCGCATGATGAATCTGCTTCAGCCAGCGCCAAAGACCGACCCTAATGACGAGGGCATCACCTCGTTTTTGTCAGGGAAGCTATGACCGAGCTCGAGAAGCTTCAGCATGACCTGGCGATACTGCACACGCTCATTCTTGATGAGATTCGAGCCTGTGACAAGCTTCTGAACACGAAGCACTCAACAGCTCGTGACCTTGAGCTCGCGAAGCACCTGCATGACATTCAGCGCTACTCAGCAATGACAACGGAGGTCTGATGCCAAGACGCTTTGACCAGATTTCACCTGAAGAGCTTTACGAGATGCGAGAGGCAGCGCGTGTTGCTGAAATCAATCGCATCAATCGAGACCCATGGCAGGGCGCCTTTCCAACATCGCCACTTGCGTTTGTCTTTGAGGTCAGCGCAGTTCATCTCGGTATGGCTCTTGAGGACCTTCAGCAGATTGTCACCATGCGCTGCAAGTATCTGAACATCACGCCTGAGTCGATTCTATGGCGTCACAACGGTCGAAACATCGGCTCTTCGAAATTTCCATTTGGTACTAAACATTAGGTCTAAATAGACCATCGGCGACTCAGGGAGTTGCCATCAATCTTGGACTCAGGGAGCCCAAATGGAACAACTAAATCGGCGTCAGCTATCAGAGTGGCGCATCAAAGAATACGCTAAGAGCAATCTGTGTCGCCTGTGTGGCAGACCGATGGAGCTTTCAGAGGCGTGTTCTGACCATTCTCACTCGAGCGGCCTTCTTCGTGGCCTGATTCACCGCAGCTGCAACAGCGTGCTCGGCAAGACCGAGTCAGGTCATCGCTACGGGAACTTCGATGTCCTTTCCTTTGCTAAAGGCCTTCATCAGTATCTGACGAAGGACTCATTGCCACTGCTGCATCCACTTGCAGCACCAAAGAAGCCAAAGCGCAAGACTGCTAAGATACTGCCGTTCAAGCTCGCTGGTGTTGATAAAAAGGTCAAGAAATGACGCCACCAGCAGAACTTTCAAAGACGATGTTCCCAGTTGAGGGCGTTGATGAAGAGGACCTCGCCAAGCTGAACACGCTTGATGAGTGGGTCACGCTGAAGCGCAATAAGCGACCAGACCTCGTCATCAATCGGCGAAGCATCTACAAGCTCGCCGCAGCTGGCAGCACAGCTCTTGAGATTAGCGCTATGCTTGGCGTGAATCACACCTCCTTCTATGATAACTTCAAGGAGGACTTTCAGCTCGGCAAAGCTTCGATTGCTCCAAGACTGAAGGCTCTTGTCATCAAGCGCGCTCAGACCTCTGATAAAATTCTTCAATTTGCTGCGAAGAACTATGCCGGCATGTCTGAGGACCCAGTCAAGGACGCTCAAGTTCAAACTGCCGTCGAATGGACTGCATCAGTGCCGAAGCCTGCTGGCCGTCGTCTAAGCAAGTCCGAGCAGGAGGAGCTTGACAATGAAGCTTGATGTGCAGGCCATGGAGTATCAGCAAGAAGCGCTGTTTGACTTTGAGACACCAATCGTCGGCGTCTCTGGCGGCAAGCGCTCTGGCAAGTCTCGCATGATTACCTGCGCGAAGTCAATCATCGCCTCAAGCATTCATCGTGGTCACGAGTTCGTTGTTGCATCTCCAACCTACGGCATGACTCGCCGGAATCTGCTGCCAATCTACCGTGAGCTCGCACAAGAGTGGAAGCTTGACATCAAGGGGCTTGAGGTAAAGGCGCCATCTGAACTGCTCATCAACTGGGGTGGCGTCACCAGCAAGCTCATTCTCGATGTGACCATCGAGAACTATGAGCGCATGAACGGTCTGTCTCTCGCCGGCGGCTTCGTTGATGAGATTGACAAGGCACGCCACGAAGATGCAACGAACTTCCTTGAGGAGCTTCTGTTCCGCTGCAGTAATCCAGCTCATGGACGACCACCATGCATCAACATCACTGGAGCGCCAGAGCTGAACGGCGCCCTTGGCGAGTTCTTCGTTGAGAATGCAACACCGGAGAAAAAGCTTTACACCTGGTCGATGCTGCAGAACACGATGATTAGCGATGAATACAAGGCGCGTATTCTCTCAACGATTCCGCTGAACAAGCGCAAGGCCTGGGTTGATGGCGAGCTGATGTTCAACGCGGATGGTTTGGCTTACGATTGTTATGACCCAGTTCAGAACAACACGACGCTGACCATCGCTAATCTGCTGCCAGGTGAGCGTGTCCTCGTTTCGTTTGACATCAACTTAGGCGGCACCAGCGCTGTTTTGATTCTTGAGCGTGAGAAGAAGCTCTATGTCGTCGGCGAGTGGATGAAGCTCAAGGACACCAAGGCAGTGCTCGATAAAATCGCCTTGCAGCCTTGGAAGGACAGTGCTGTCATCACTTGTGACCCAGCAATGACTCAAGTCGGCTCATACATCGCTCAAGCTCGAGTGAAGCACAACATCATGCGCTCAGCACCGGAGATTGACCATCGAGTAACGGCAGTGAATCTGCAGTTCTGCAATGCTCTTGATGTTCGTAATCTCTTCGTGAATCGGCAAACATGCCCAATTCTCGTGAAGTGCCTGTCTCGTCAGGGCTTCGTTGGAGGCATTCCGGATAAGAAGACATTTATCGAGCAGGCAGGCACAGACATCTCAGGACCAATTGATGCTCTTGGCTACGGCGTCTTCTTGCTGAGACCTTTTGACCCACGCAACAGCAATCCTATTCGTTTGCGTGGCCTCTAAGGTCTAAATACAAAATCACAGGAGAAACAAAATGGCACAATCGACACAGCTGGACCCATCAGTAAAGAAGCCTTCTTATCCAGCGCACCAGCAGAAGGTACAAGAGACCTATGACTGCTTTCTCGGCCAGATGCGCAATGAGCGGCATCTGCCTCGGCTGAAGGGCCAGAACGACGCCGAGTATGAGGCGTATGCTAAGCGCGCGCCGATTCTGAATGCTGTTGAGATGGCAACGCAGAATCTCATTGGCGTCATGATGCGTAATCCGCTCACGATGACTGGAGCGCAGCCTGAGGAAGTTCTTGCTGAGGACTCGCTGAGCTTTGACGGCTTCATTCAGGACCTCATCATGGACACGGCTCTTGGTGGTCGCGTTCTCATTGGGGTGGATATTGACGAGGATTCAGGCTTGCCTTACCTGGATTACTACGCCTCCGAGAATGTCATCAACTGGTGCGACGACTTCATCATTCTCGAGACCTGCGAGACCAAGAAGAATCCGAAGAACCCATACGAGGAGATTGAATACAAGCGCTGGAAGGAGCTCTTCATCGCCAATGAGGACTCCAATGTGGATGAGGCGCTTTACGGCACCTTCTGCGCTCGTGAGTGGGTACAAGACGGCAAGAAGTTCGTCTGCACTGAGCCAGTGCAGATGCTCATCAACGGCGCGCCACTGAACTACATCCCTTACTGGTGGGCAACGGCGTATGACAACAGCGATGAGCTCTACAATCCGACGATGTATGTTCTCGCTGGCCTTCAGAGCGCGCATTACCGTCTGTCCAGTGACCACTACCATGGCCTGCACTTTCTTGGCATGCCGACCTTCACAATCAGCGGCGACCTTTATCGTGACCAAGATGGGAACACGCCTTCAGACATCGTGATTGGCAGCACCAAGCAGGCGCTGCATCTCGAGAAGGACGGCAAGGCAGGCTTCGTTGAGTTCAGTGGCGCTGGCCTTGGTGCAATTCTCGCTGAGAAGGAAAAGGTTGAGCAGCAGATGAGCGATGCTGGTGCTGAACTCATCTCCATCAACGCTCAGCAAGAGACTGCTGAGGCAGCTCGTCTTCGTGCTGGTGCTGAGACTGCGTCAATCGTGACAATGTCGAATGCGCTTGAGACAGCTTTGAACATGGCGCTTGAGGTCTATGGACAAGCAGTTGGTCGAACCATCACCGTGGAACTGAACAAGAACTTCACGGACACCGTTGGACAAGAGCAAGCGCCGCCAGAAGGCTCGATGGATTCTGTCATCTCGTTGAAGACTGCTGGTGCTATTACGAACGCCGATTTGGTGTCTGAAGCCAAGCGGCGTGGCGTTGTTGCCGAATCAATCGTGGCTCAAACAACGGCAGTTAGTGTGTCAGTCTAATGGAATACTACGCATACTGCTACAGAGACCCGTCTCGTCTCGACATCTGTGGTGAGCCAGAACGAATCTATGTTGGTAAGGGTAAAGGTCGGCGAGTAAAGGCGCACTTGGGGCGAAGCGACAAGCACCCATTTACTGAGCGCCTCAAGAAGATGCGTCAAAATGGTGTTGAACCAATCATCGAGTTCTTGTGCCAAGGTGTTGATGACGAACTCGCTTGCCTTGTCGAAATGGAAGCAATCAACAAGTATGGCCGAAAAGACTTGAAGCTTGGACCATTGTTGAATCTCACAAATGGTGGTGAAGGTGAAGGCGGATGGGTCCTAACACCTGCACGAAAAGAAAATATGGCTAAAGCCTATGAAGCCTCTAAAGAGAAAAGACTCAATAGGCTTGCAGAAGCCAGGGCCAAACCTCAATACAAAGCGAATCAATCAAAGGCTCAAACCACAAGGTGGAATAATGAAGAGCGCCGCCTCGCACAGAAGGCGAAGCAAAATGAGCGATGGAGCGATGCTGAAAAGCGCGAAGCACAAAGCCAGAAGCTGAAGGCTTATTGGATTCGGTGGCGCGCTGAAAAGAATAGTCAGCAAGTCTGACTCAACCGGCGACTTAGGGAGTTGCCATAATCCACCAGGGGTGGAAGGAGATTGAAATGTTGGAATTCATCACAGACACGGTCCCAGAGAATCTCAAGGATTTCTATGAGCCTGGCGAAGGCGGTAAGTTCGTTCTGAAAGTCAATGGTGTCGTGGCAAAATCAAAGCTTGATGAGTTTCGAGCTGAGAATGTGATTTTGAAGCAGAAGCTCGAAGAGCTCGATGGGATTGGGTTGATAGCGGACGCAAAAACCGGAGAAAAAGTCCGCGAGACTATCGAATCACTCGTCAAGCAGCGCAGCGCTGCCGCCATTCAGGCAGCAGAGAACGCCAAGAAGGAGCTTGAGGCAAAGGTCACGACTACCTCATCTCGCCTGAATGACCTGCTCATCAACAATGAGGTGAGTAAAGCGTCCATGACTCACGGCGTCGAGGAATCTGCCCTCGAGGATGTGAATGCTCGGGTTCGTCGTGCCTTCAAGGTCGAAGAGGACAAGATTGTGCCAGTTGATGGCCAAGGTGATTCCAGTGGTTCTCTGCTCACAATCGACACTTTCCTCGCGGATTTGAAGACGAAAGCACCACATTTGTTCAAGAAGTCTCAGGGCACTGGCGCCTTCAGCCGGACTCGTGGCATGTCTCCATCGACGCCAACTCGCAGCACCAGTGAGCGCCTTGCTGGATTCGCCGCTCTGAAGACGCAGAAACGATGAGCCTCCTAAAACGGGGGTCTAAATACTTCTGAAACGAACGGGGTTCGTTGAAATCCAAACGGGGATGAACCCCTAACTAATTCTGAAAGGACATAATCATGTCTGTGACTCTTGCCAATGCAAAGTATCTCGGTCTTGACGACAAGCAAGCTGCTCTCGCCGAGGAAATCATCACCGTTGATGAGCTGTTCTCCCTTCTGCCGTTCATTCCGGTTTCTGGCAATGCTTACGCTTGGAATCGCGAAGACGCTCTGGTGACGGCTGAGAACCTCGCCATCGGTGGAGCCTTCACGCCTGGCCAATCGACCTACACTCCGCTCAGCCTGCCGCTGACGACTCTGGGTGCTCAGGTCGAAATCAACAAGCTCATTCAGGCGCAGAATGTCGGTCAAGTGACTGACGGCGGTGTGGTTGCTTCGCAGCTCTCCCGTGGTGCCAAGTCTGTTGCTCGTCTGTTCGCTCAGCAGTTCGTTCTCGGCACTGGCCTGAACGACCAAATGACTGGTCTGGACACGCACATGGCTGACCTTGCTTTCGCTGGTCAGCTTCTCGACAAGGCTGATGCTGCTCTCACGCTGGACATGCTCGATGAGCTCGTCAGCGCTGTGACTCTCCGTCGGGCTGATGTCATCGTTGCTACTCAGAAGGGTCGCAACAAAATCAAGAGCCTGATGCGCGCTCTCGGTGGTGTCACGATGATGGAAGTTGCTGGTCGTCAAGTGATGTCCTACGACGGCATTCCAGTTGTCGCCAATGACTGGATTACAGCCGATGTGGATGGTGTCGCAGCTGGTTCGCAGCAAGGTCTGTACGCAATGTGCCTCGGTGAGGACGGTGTTGCTGCAATCACGGCTGGTGCTGCTGGTGTTGATGCTGAGTATGTCGGCGTCCATCAGACGAAGGACTCCGATATCTGGCGCGTCAAGATGTATGCCAACACCGTGATTCACTCCACGAAGGCGATTGCAAAACTCGTTTCAACGACCGTCTAAGTTCTGAGCCCCTTTAGGGTGGCAATCCTGATGGGGGCGAAGGTTCAATCCTTCGTCCCCATTCTCATTTGTTGGAGACACTATGGCATTCGCTGTCGGCACCACTTCATACATTTCAGTAGCGGATGCGAATTCGTATTTGGCAGACCAGGGGCTGGACCAACTTGACGCAAGTCAAGCAGAAGCGCTTCTCAATCAAGCTACCAAAGCCCTCGACCGCAGATACGGCATGCGGTATCTCGGAACCAAAACACTTTCGTCACAACCGCTGCTTTGGCCTCGTTTTACTACGAGCATCGATGCGTATTACAACTACAACGGCTATGGTGACCTCACGAACTGGACATCATCGACGATTCCGACTGAGGTCAAAGAGGCAACCGCTGAGCTGGCGCTGATGCTTTCTGCCGAGTTCGATGCCTATGCTGCTCATGAGCCAGCAATCACTGAGAAGACTGAAGCCATCAGCGGAGCAATCAACACGACCTACAAGTTCGCAAGTGCCTTCGTGGATAAGGACTCGAACTGGACGAAGATTGACATCATTCTTGGTCCAGTGCTTGGTGCTTCACGAAGCGCCTCCTCTAACATCAACATGACGCGTGGTGCCTAATGGATTACGATAAGCTCGCCGCTCTTGCCAAGAAGCTCGTCACCAAGTTCGGTGCTGCTTGCACTGTCCTGCGTGATGGTACGAAGGTTGCAAGTGGCTATGCTGTCGCGGTCAGTCGCACCCTTGAGGACGAGAGCGCATCGCCGACCTCTGCTCAGGCTCAATCCGCAGCACCGAAGCGCACAATGGTTCTTACTCTCAGCGCAGCGCCGCTTGTTGGCGACCAGCTCAAGACGAAGAAAGAGACTTTGCTGATTACCTCAGTGACAGAGGCGAAGCCAGCGGATACTGTTCTCACTTACCGAGTGACGCTGAAATGAGCGCAATTCGCGAGCTCCTTACTGTCACGACTGAATTCAAGGACGAGTTCATGACTGAATTCCTTCAGCGAGTCAAGCGTCGGACGCCTGTGATTACTGGCAATCTTCAGCGCAGCTGGGAGGGTGAGGTAACAGCAAGTGAGCTCGTTGTGAAGAACAGTGCAGATTACGCCGGTTGGGTCGAAAGTGGAACATCCAGGATGGAGCCACGACGAATGTTAGCACTTACTGTGTTAGAATCAGATGCAATTGCACAGATTGCCGCACAGAAAGTTAGAAAATGAGCGAACTTCAACGATTCTTCTACATCTACATCTACTTCATCAACGGTGTTGCTGAGTATGTGGGCAAGGGCTTCAACAACAGATTTCTTGAGCACACGAAGAAATGGCGCAAGAGTGCAAGAGCAAACAGAAGCACGCACTGGCACAACCATCTTCATTCGTCGATTGCCAAGGGTCGAGAAATCAAGATTGAGATAATTCCATGTGCTTCAGATGAAGAAGCCCTCGCCCTTGAAATCAAGACAATCGCAAAGTTTGGGCGCCGAGACCTCGGAACTGGCACTCTCTACAACCTCACCGACGGCGGTGAAGGAGCCTGTGGTGTCAAAATGTCAGAAGAAGCAAAGCGTAAAATCGGTCAAAACTCCTCAGCGGCGCTAAAAGGCCGAAAGTTGCCACAAGCACACAAGGACGCCATCAGCGAAGGTGGTAAAGGTTTGAAACGCACAGCTCAGACTAAAGCGAGAATCTCCGCCGGTCTTACTGGTGTCAAGAAGCCAGCCCTTTCAAGCCGTCACAAAGCTTACTTGAGCGAATTCATGTCATCAACAGTCTGGTGGAATAATGGCGTGGTAAGAAAGCGCTCTTCTACTCAGCCAGGGCCTGATTTCAAACAGGGCTGGTATTTGGAGGCAGCACAATGAGCATCGGAACAATTCAGACTTTGCTTGATGACCACCTGAAGGCTGGCACTACGCTGCCGCTTCAGCTTGAGAACACATCGATTCCAGTCACATCGGCACAATACATCCGTGCTACGCTTTTGCCTATTGAAGCTCGTCAATCAACCGTCGGCGTCAATGGGCGTTATTCACAATCAGGCCTCTACCAGATTGACATCTTTACCACCTTTGGCAAGGGTCTAAATACCTCTAATGCGGTTGCGGATGCACTCATCGACCACTTTCGGGGACAGATTCTTGGGACGACAACGAAGGTTGTCATCAACAGCGTCTGGAGAGACCCAGGCCAGAGAAACGAACCTCACTACCTGCTTCCAGTGCTCGTGCGGTGGAACTGCATTTACTAATCGAAAGGACCTCAAATGAGCGCTCAAAACAGCCGTCGTCAATACTCCTTCATCGCCGAATCGACCTTCGGTGTTACTCCTGCTACGCCGACAATGCAGGCATTCGAGGTCATCACCTTTGACCCGGAGCTGACTGCCGAACAACTGTCTTCGCAGACAATTCGTGCTGACCGTCAGACATCCTTCTCCCGTCGTGGAAACAAGGGCGTCGAGGGCGGCATGTCCGTCGAAATGGTCGCTGACAACTTTGACTGGGCTCTCGAGGCCGTCATGGGTGGCACCTGGACCGGCAATGCCCTGAAGATTGGCAACACGAAGCGCTCCTTCGCAGTTGAAGAAGGCCTTGTGGATATCGGCTCTTACCGTGTCTTCAATGGCATCACCTTCAACACTCTTGCGATGTCCATCACGCCAGAGAACCTCATCACTGCCGAATTCGGTCTGATGGGCAAGGGCACTGCTGAATGGGGCGCAACCGTCGCTTCTGTACTGACGCCAATCACCACAAAGTCCGTGTTCTTCCACGAGGAAGGCACCATCAGCGAGGCTGGCTCTCCAAGCGCCATCATGACTGCCATCAGCCTGAACCTCACGAACAATGTGACTGGCAATCGCGTGCTTGGCAATAGCTCGTATCGCAGCATGAACCTTGGCCGTGTTCAAATCACTGGTCAGGTCACGGCTCTGTTCGAAGATGCCACGCTCTACAACAAGTTCTACAACAGCACTGCCTCGACGCTGGCCTTCGTGCTGAGCGCTGGAACTCCGGCTGAAACGCTTACCTTCTCGCTGCCAAATGTGAAATACACTGCTGGCAGCATCGTCCGTGCAGACACAGGTCCGGTTCTTGCTCAGCTTGACTTCCAAGCTGATTACGACACGGTCGCTGGCACATCACTCACCATCACCCGCAGCGCATAATGAAACTTTCAGCACTGGCACCTCGCACCGTTGAGCTGCCGATTGTTCTTCCAAATGGAGACGCCTCAGGTATCGTTCTGAAGGTCGTCTCCAAGGACTCCGTTCAATACAAGCAGGCCGCGAAGAAGTTCGGTCAGTCCTTCATGGATGGCAAGAAGATGACGATTGATGAGGCGGACTCGGCAAATGCTGAGCTCGCCGCATCGTGCATCGTTGGTTGGACAGGCCTTGAGAACGACGATGGTACTGAGCTGACCTACTCACCAAAGGTTGCCGTGCAGCTCATGGCGAATCCAGAGCTTGCGTTCATGAAGGAGCAGGTCGAGGCGTTCATCGTCAATCGCCTGAACTTCTTTCGAGGAAGTAAGGCAGAAGCTTGAAGCTCGTGTTCGGCAGGAGTGCAGACTAAGCGCTCCTGCAGGTGACACAACAGTCCGTGCCAGTCTTGAGAGCGCTCGCAAGCAGCAGCGCAAGGCGAAAGTTCCTGAAGAGGTGCTGCGTGTTCAATACGCTGACCTTGACCCAGTTGAGGTTCAGCCTGGTTCTGAATATCTCTTAGGGCATCTCTATGACCTCTCAAGCACCCGCTCATACTCTTTCAGCGGACCACTCCCGATTACCTTCACCGAGCTTCAAGCCTACATGGCCGTCACAGGTGAGCAGCTAAGTCCGTGGGAGATTGATGTCATTCGCAAGTTAGATGCCATCATCATTCAAGAGCACTACGCAAAGGACAATCATGGCAACTCTGGCAGAACTAATCTTTCGAGCAAAGACAAATGAGCTCGATGCGGCGAACAAGAAGCTCGCCGAACTTGACAAGAACACCGACAAGGCAGGCAAAGGCGCCAATGACCTAACGAAGGACATTGACAAGCTTGAAGCCTCTGCAAAGAGCGCCGCAGTTGGCATTGACAAGACTTCAACCAGCGCCGATGGTCTTAGCGGCAGCATCAACAAGAGCACCTCATCGCTAAGCAGCTTCGGCGGCGCCTTTGATGTTCTGAAGGGTATGGACGGGCCAGTTGGAGCGCTGGCAAACAAGTTCGATGGCATTGCTACAGCAATCGCCGGCGTTCTTGGCGGACACAAGCTCCTCTCAACCGAATCTTCAGCACTCGCACAGAAGATGGAGACGACAGCCGTCGCCTCTGGCTCGAATACCGCCGCTCTCGTTGCTGGTGGTGCTGCACTTCAATCGTATTCGTCTAAGGCGAGTGCTGCGAATGAGAAGCTTCAGGCGTATGCACAATCGCTCGCCAAGGCACAACAACTTCAGAATGCGTATGACCAAGCCGTAGCAAGTGGCCCTAAGCGTGCTCCTGCTGGTTCTGACCTCGCAGTCTCTCGTGCTGCTGAGCGTGCTGCAATCAGCGCTGAGCGCGCTAATGCATTCAAGATTCTTGCTGGTGATATCGGCACTGCAGAGACTGCGGTCGCAAGCTTTGGTCGTGTTGCAGTAACTGCGCTCTCAGCTACTGCCGCTGCAGCAGGCGTCCTTTACCTTGGTCTTGAGACAATCGCCATGGGTGCTCGTGCTGCTGCCGATGAGGCAGGCGAGATGGCGGACAAACTTGGTCTCACGACTTACCGTCTTGCTGGTCTTACGACACTTGCGAACGAGAATGGCACCACAGTCACCTCGCTTCAAGGCACCTATGACCGCCTGAGCAAGTCCATGAACAAGTTCGACGACGACAATGAGCGTGCAAGATACGCCTTTGAGTCGTTGGGTATGACCATGGAGGATGTCGCTGGCAAGTCAGAGACCGAAGTTGCTGGCATCATTATCAAGAACTACGACGAGCTTGGTCGCACAACTAAGGCGACTGCCGCAGTTCAGCAGCTTCTTGGTGGCTCCTTCCGTGAGAACATTCCAGCAATTCGTGAGGCAGCCACAGCTCTTGGTGATTACAACGGTCGTGTCTCAAAGTTCGGTGCTGAAGTCACTAAGGACTTGGTTGATGCCGGTGGTAAGCAAGAGAAGGCGATGACTGACTTGAAGCTTGGTTGGCAAGGTCTTTCGAATGAGATTGCTCGTAATGCGGGCACAATCATCGAGTCAGTCGCCAACATGGTCTCATCGCTGCTGAACTCTATTCGTCGAGCACTGGCTGGGTTCCGTCTTGCTCGTGAGGCTGCCTCGACACCGCTGGCAATTGCCACTGCTGAGGCGGCACAAGCGCAGTCCCAGATGGACCTTTATGCTGGCCGCTTTGGTAAGGCGAATGAGGCTGCATTTGCGAAGGCCAAGGCTAACTATGATGCTGCACACGCAAAGATTGCAGCAATCAAGGAGGCATCTGCTCGCGAGTTCCGTCTTGGCGAGATTGCATCCGTCAATGAAACCGGTGCTGCAGCCACGCTGAAGGCGAAGTCAGATGCTGCGAAGCCGCCAGCAAAGGGTGGTGCTGATAAGCCAAAGGACCCACGACTTACTGATGCTCAAGTCTATGCCCTTCAAGAGGCAGACCGGCAGCGCTACTACGAGGACCTTGCGCTCATCGACCAGATGATAAAGAAGGAGAGTGACCTCTTTCAGGCGCGCATTCAGGGCTACATTTCAGTTGCTGACCCTCTGCAGCGCTACCGTGACCAGATGTCGCAGCTCATCAAGGACTTCGAAGCTGGCGCCATCACGATGGAGGTCTTTGCTGCGAATCAGCTCGTCATCGAAGAGAACATGGCTCGTCAGACACCTGTAATCAAGGAAGCGACTGAGCAGTATTCGAACATGCAGCGCATTGGTGAGACTGCCTTCAATGGTCTCGAAGAGGCGCTTGTGACGCTCACGACGACTGGCAAGCTTTCATTCAAGGGCTTCATTCAATCGCTGCTCGCTGACCTGGCTCGTCTGTTCATTCAGATTACCGTCATCAAGCCGCTCATGGCCGGACTTACTGGCGCTACAAGTGGTGGCTCCTTCTGGGGTTCAGTGATGACCTCACTCTCCGGCGGCAAGAAGATGGCGACTGGCACGAACTATGTGCCTTATGACGGCTTCAATGCAATTCTGCACGAAGGCGAGGCGGTGATTCCGAAGAAATACAACCCAGCGGCAGGTGGTTCTTCTGGCGGTGGTGTTCAGATTGGCACGATTCAAATCAATGTCAAGGGCGGTCAAACGAATGATGAGACTGCTGCGGCACTGCGTGCAGAGCTGATGAAGACCATGAAGGAAGTCGCTGACGGCCGAATTGGTGAGGCAACACGATACGGTGGCATTCTGCGCCGAGGAGCATAACATGACAGCACTCGTTCTCACAGACATGATTGACCAGTCCTCAAGCCGGACTAAGAAGCAGCGCATCATTCAGGCGCAGTTCGGCGATGGCTACTCACAAGAGACACCTGACGGCATCAACAGTATCCTCGAGACTTGGAGTCTTCGTTGGAGTAATCTGACGACTTCAGAGCGAGACACGCTTGTAGCAATGCTTGATTCTGTTGGCTCCACTGGCATCATCACTTGGACGCCTCAAGGCGAGACCGAGAAGACCTACAAGATGACGCCAGATGGCTACTCTGAATCGTGGAGCTCCGGTGACCTGCACAACATCTCTCTTTCGCTTCGACAAGTCAAATGACCTACAACGCTGAACTCACTCAACTGAACCAAACATCGCCGCTCATTGAGCTCTACGAGTTTGATGCCACTGCGATTGGCGGCGACACCTATTACCTCACGCCGTATCCTGCACCTGATGGCGTGACCTTCAATGGCGTAACCTACACTGCCTTTCCAGTCGCATCAATGGGCTTCGAGGCATCAACAAGTGGTACAATGCCGCGTCCTACAATTCAGGTCAGTAATGTGACGAGCACCTTCCTCGCCGGCATCGTCGCCCTTGGCGACCTCGTTGGCATGTCTGTTCGAAGATTCTTCACCTACGAGAAGTATCTTGACGGAATGCCAGATGCTGACCCGTTTGCTCGCAGTCCTACTGAGCTGTATTTCGTCGAGCAAAAGGTTGAGCACACGGCCTCGAAGATTACTTGGCAGCTCGCCTCAGCGCTGGACAAGAGCAGCATCATTCTGCCGCGTCGGCAATACCTGAAGGACAACATCGGTGGAAATGTCTATGCTCCCGGTCTCTCTCGATACCGCGGCTCTTTCTGAGTTTAGAGCGCATGTTCTAAGCGAATACCCTAAAGAAGCGTGTGGGGTATTGCAAGGGTCTAAATACATCAGGTGCAGCAACGAGTCAGACAAACAACTCACTTCGTTTAGAATCAGGTCCTCGACTCTGCTGCACCTGTCTCGAGAAGCGCCAATTCAGGCGATTCTTCACAGTCATCCATATGACCCGCTCAAGCCTCCAGAACATCCTCCAGAATGGCCGTCTCATCAAGACATGGTCGAGTGGATTGCCGATACGATTCCATGGGGTATTGTCTCCACAGACGGCAAGGACATCAGCCCAGTTCTTTGGATGGATGACAATCGCCGTGAGCCACTGATGAACAGAGAATTCATTAGCGGCGTTCAAGATTGCTACAGCATCGTTCGTGACTACTACCTTCTTGAGCGTGGCATTGAGATAAAGAACTTTCCACGGAGCTTCGACTGGTGGCAAGTCGGCGAGGACCACTACTCGAAGAACTTCGAGAACGCTGGCTTCAAAGCGATACCACGGAATAAAGCAACAACCGGCGATGTTCTGCTCTACAAGATTCGGTCAGCAGTAATCTGTCACGCATCAGTCCTTACCGGCCCGAACACCATTCTTCATCACCTCGTCAAGCGCAAGAGCTGCCTTCAAAAGCGCAGCGACTGGGCACGATTTGAGGCACTTGCAGTGAGATACTATGGCACCTAAACTTGTTTATCTTCATGGCCCGTTGGCAAAGTCCTTCGGTCCTGGACCGTGGAAGTTCAAGGCGAACAATCTTCGTGAGCTCTTCGCTGGCCTCACGATGCTGCATCCGACCTTTCGGCGTGAGCTAATCAAGCATCAAGACCTGTGCGTGATGAAGGTCAAGGGCGAGAAGGTTGCCTTTCTGACAGAGAACGAACTCGCCTTCAACTTCGGCGATTACGAGGAGCTTCATGTCGGCGTTGGTAAGGTTGGCAATGTGGCAGAAGGTGCCGCAGCGACTGCTGCTTACTTCTTCGCTCAAGGCACGACGGCTTACTACATCGCCTACGCCGTCGCCTATGTGGCAATCACAGCAGCCATCTCATACGCCATCTCAACGGTCATCACAAGTCTTGCTGATGTACCAGCTTCAGATGAGGCAGCGAAGAAGCAGCAAACGAGCTCGCTGTTCAACGGGCCAGAGAACCGCGACGCTCAAGGTGGTCGCGTGCAGCTCATCTATGGACGCTTTCTCGCTGGCTCCTACACGCTCAGCCAGAACATTGAGGCTCGTCGTCAAGCAATCGGCATTGACAACTCACTCGCCGTTGAGACTGGCAGCAGCGCAGGCATGAATGTGTTCTCGAATGACTTCGGTCTTGTGAATCCTGCCGTGGCTGACTTCGTCATTGACGGTGTCACACGCGCTCCAGGCACCTATGCGCTCACTGGCTACACGATTACAGTTGCATCGAATGGTGACCTCACCTTCGCTCCGACTTCAGACAACCTCACGATTACGGTGCTGTTGAACTGCACAAGCACTGCGAACAACTTTGACCAGACGACGGTTCTCACAAGCGTGCCCGTCTATGTTCCATACGACCACGGATAAGGACTTGACATGAAAGACATCATTGGACACGGCGGTGGTAAGGGTGGCGGTGGTCAGACCTTCCGCGAGTCAGAGAATACTCTTCGCGCTAATGTCATCGTTAGCTCGCTTGAGGCATGGGGCGAAGGACCGATTGTTGGTCCAGTCGCAGGTGCGAAGTCAATCTACCTGAACCAGACTCCACTGCAGAATGGCGATGGCTCCTTCAACTTCGGCGGCAAGGTTGCCTTTGAGTATCGCTCTGGATTGCCAGTTCAGGACACGGTAAAGGGCTTCGAAGAGGCAGGCGACCCAGTCACTGTCAATACTGAGATTACGAATGCGGCACCCGTCATTCAGACCGTTGGTGATGCTGCAACGACAGTGATTGGTCTCACGATTGCTCTGCCACAAGGTCTGTACGAGCAGGACACAACGAACAACGAGCTTCGTGGTGCCGCAGTTGAGCTGCTTGTTGAGGTGAAGCTCTCCTCAAGTGGAGTCTGGCAGAAGGCGCGCTCAATCACCTACAACGACAAGATTACAAGCGCCTACCAAGAGACCTTCCGCATCAACCGTCCTTCTGGCAGTGGTCTCTGGGATGTGCGTGTCTCTCGCGTCACTGCCGACAGTGCTGCCTCATCACTGCGAAACAACACCTTCTGGGCATTCCACACTGAGCTGCAGCCAGTTGCGAATGTGACTTATCCGAATGTGGCCTACGGCGCTATTCAGCTTGATGCAGCCGCAGTGAATTCAAGCGCTATTCCGGTTCGAAGTGCTGAGGTCTATGGACTGATTGTTCAGGTCCCGACGAACTACAATGTGCGCACTCGCGCCTACACAGGCGTCTGGGACGGCCTCTTCAAGAATGACTGGACGAATGACCCAGCGTGGATTCTGTACGACCTGATTACGAACACGCGCTATGGTCTCGGACTTGACGAGTCACTCGTCGATGCCTACTCGTTCTACTCCGCCTCGCTCTACAACAGCGAGCTGCTGAGCTTCACGAACAAGTCCGGCGTTCTCACCTCTGCTCCGCGCTTCAGCTTCAACTTCAGCATCAACAATGGTGAGCTCGCGCCTGAGCTGTTGAACAAGGTCGCTTCAGTGATGAACGCGAAGGTGATGTGGATGGGCGGACAGATTACTGTTCTGCAGGACCGGCCAACTGACTACACGCATCTCTTCACGAAGGCGAATGTCATCGGTGAGTTCAAGTATGTCGGCACGGCGCTGCAGCAGCGCAACACCGTCGTGAATGTGACTTGGAATGACCCATCGAGTCGTTACCAGCAGCGCGTGTCTTCAGTTGAGGATACTGTAGCAATTGCGAAGTATGGCTACAATCCAGCGAACATTGCTGCCTTTGGCTGCACTGGTGAGGCGCAGGCTATTCGCTACGGCAAGTGGTATCTCGATACTCTGCTGAACAGCACTGAGACGGTTACCTTCACGACTGGTCTTGAGGGTCAGTTGGTCCTGCCAAACGAAGTGATTCGCATTCACGACGAGCAGTATGCGCCAACAATCTACAGTGGTCGTGTCATCAGCTCCTCTGTTGGCGAGATTGTGCTTGACCGACCAGTCTCCATCTCCGGCACAAGCAGCATCGATGTGCGTGTAAATGGTGCTCTTGAGTCTGGAACAGTCACCGCTGCAGTTGGCGACACAATCACCGTCACAGGACTTAGTGGCGCTGCTGATGCAATGGCTCCGTTCATTCTCAGCACGGCTGGTGTGTCTCCACGAGACTTCCGTGTTACTCGTGTCAGCGAGCAGGCTCGTGGCATCTACCAGATTGAGGCTGCGTTCTATGATGCGGCGAAGTATGCTCGCATTGAGACAGGCGTTGTGGTGCCACCGAAGGTCTTCAGTGACCCACTGAGCACGACTGTTCAGAAGCCGACGAATTTGGTCTTCACTGAGCGCGTCCTCAATGTGGATAACTCCCTGAAGCGCTCACTCGTTCTGTCTTGGACTCCGTCAGTCTCGACAGTTGTGGCTCGTTATCAGGTGACCTACCGAGTCAATGATGGACAGGTTGTCACAGTTACTTCAACTGTGCCGAACTACGAGATTCAGAATGTCTCGTCTGGCGTGACCTCTGTCAAGGTCTTCGCAGTCTCGTACAAGGATGTACTGTCACTGCCTTTGACCGGCACCTACACCGTCGCAACAACTGAAGCACCTGGCGGAGACTTAGATGCGGTCACTGATTTCTTCGTGCAGAATACGAGCGGCACAACCTTCGGTGGCCGCACTCTCGCTGTCACCTTCGTGAATCCAACAAGCAATGGCTCGAAGCCAAGCGCTGTTGGAGACTTCAAGGTCGAGGTCAAGGATGGCGCGTCTATTCTTCGAACTGAATATCTTCCAGGCGTTCTGCCAGGTCTAACGCAGACCTATGTGTATGATTACGACAAGAACCTGTTTGATGCTGGTCCTCGTCGGTCAGTCACCATCGTTGTTACTCCGCGTGATGGCAACAAGCTTCTTGGTGATGCAGCAACGAAGACCTTCAGCAATCCTGTACCAGACCCACTTGCCAATACCAGCGCAGTTGGTGGTGTCGGCTCAATCAAGATTCTGTGGGACAAGCCTACAGACACAGACTTCGGTGGCGTATTGGTTCATCGTAGCGCTACGCCTGGCTTTGTGGTTGGTCCGTCTAACCTCATCGCTGACACGACCGCGTCTTACTTCTCTGATACCGCGCTGACTGGCAGCACCTTCTACTACAAGGTCGCTGCCTATGACGCCTTCGGTAAGACTGACTTGAACTTCAGTGCTGAACTGAGCGCAACGATGCTGGCAAGTGCTGGCATTCCAAGCGGCGCAACATTGCCACTCACGGGCGCTGAAGGTGATTTGTTCTACAACACCACAGACGGCAAGCTCTATCGCTACCACAGCGGGTCTTGGACTGCCGAAGTTGGTACCATCGACCTTGTTGGCACGCTGACCTCGACGCAAATCGGCACAGACACCGTGCAGTCCTCTAACATTGCGGCAAGCGCAGTCGGCTCAGCAGAGCTCGGTGCTGGCTCTGTGTTGTCTGAGAAGATTGGTGATGGGCAGGTAACCTACGACAAGCTCACGATTACCGACATCAACAACTACGCCATCAACGGCGCTATGAAGTATCGCACAACGACGCCTGGGACTTCGCCGTATGCGCACTTCAGCAAGGTAACTGAATGGACGGCTGACGCTTCATCAGAGCTCATTGGTGTGTCAGGTCTGAACTACGCGCTTCTGCGCAAAACCTCAGGCTCAACGGCTGTTGCATACAATCAGCCATTCGACACCAGCGGCGTTGAAGTTCTGCTGCTGGTGTATCAGAACGACCGTGGCATTTATCCAGGCACTATTGAGGGCAGCATTGACCTCATCTCTGGTAGTGGCTCCTTCACATCAGACATTCAGACTGGCACTTCTGCTGATGGTCCTTGGACGACGGTAGCTAACATCGGTCTTGCCACAAGCGGATGGGTTAGAATGACCTTCACGCCGACTGACACCTCTGTGAAGCGCGTTCGTCTGAAGATGACCTACACGCAGGTATCAGTTGGCTTTGGTGGTCCTGGTGACATTGATGGCGATGGCTTCTCAGACTTTGGTCAGCTCGGTGATGTCACACTTCGCAAGATGAATGCAGGCAAGCTCATCGTTGATGGAGGCATCACAACGAATTTACTTGCTGCAAGCTCAGTCGTTGCAGACAAGATTGCTGCTGGCTCCATCGTTGCTGGCAAGCTCGCTGCAGATTCAGTAGTTGCGCTAAACATTGCGGCAAATGCCGTCGAGGCAGACAAAATTGCTGCTAACGCGGTCACGGCAGACAAAATTACGGCGAATGCAGTAACTGCAGGCAAAATCAATGCAAGCGCTGTGGAGTCAGACAAAATTGCTGCGAATGCAATCACGACGGACAAAATTGCTGCAAACGCCATCGTTGCTGACAAAATTACTGCTGGCACCATCACGGCTACACAAATTGCTGATACGACCATCACTGGCTCGAAGCTGGTTGATTCGACGATTACAAGCGCAAAGATTAGCGACTACATTGCCAGCGATGACTTCAATGGCACAATCGTCGATGGCGTGGTCACTGCCAATGGAACTGCTGGCTGGGTCATTGCTAAGGGCGACGGAACTGCAGGCTCTGGCAAGATGGTCATTGATGCCGCTGAGATTCGTGGAACTCTGAATGCTGATGCGATTACGGTTGATGGCTCCTTTGTCTCGAATCCAGGCGGTGTTCGGAACTGGGATGGGTGGTATTCAGTCTCCTTTGACTCGACCGGTCTTCTGGACCAGCACGCAGGCAACATGGCTGGCACAGCTGGCACGAATCCGATGTATGCTCGTCTTGACGGCCTTGGTATGGCGACGATTCCAGTTGTCAATCCATCGCCGCCAGCAAATGGTCTGAACACTGCGTGGAATGCGCAGGTCTCACTCACATGCCGTGTGTTCTCATCGACTCCAGCTTGGGCAGCAGTTGTTGTTCGCATGAATGACACGCCACCGGATGCAGGTGATATCGACGCCAGCGGAGACTTCGCCAATGTTGTGCCGATGTTCAACAGAACAATTGATGGCAGCTCAGGCAAGACCTTCAGGACTACGCTGCCACTGCCAAGTTGGGGCCAAGGTAGCACGGATGATGTGTATCTCTGGATTAGCATTCAGCTTCTTGATTCGTCTGGTCAGCCATTGTCTGGCTTCACAGCAACTGGTGATATCGGCTGGGAGATTCATCTGGACCAGCTCACATTTGCCATCTAAAGACAAAGTCTAAATACATAAAGACGAAATGGGGTATTTACAATGGCAACAGTAATGAACTTCTCGCGAGATGACAGCGGGAATATCACGATTGAGCAGGGCAAGTCAGTCTCGTGGGCCTACACTCTGCTCGATGACCAAGGAGCGCCGCTGGACATCACGGGCTACACAGCACGCATGCATGTTCGTGCTACCTTCAACAGCACGCCGAAGCTGCTCACGCTCACGACTGAGAACGGCAAGATTAGCAATGGCGGCGTTACTGGTCAATTCACAAATACTCTTCTGCCTGAAGATACGGCTTATGGCATTGGTACAGGTGTAAAGGTCAGTGGAGAATCCCTCGAGGCAGTCTATGACTACGAGGTCGTAAATACGAATGGTGATGTTCTGCTCATCGACAAGGGCACCTTCACCGTCAATCGCGAAGTAACGCGGGAGGTCTAATGGCACTCGATGTAATTCAAGTTACCGTTCCAGCGGCCTTCACGACAGTGAATGTCACTGGTGGCGTGCCTGGTCCTCAGGGCATTGAAGGACCTGCTGGTCCTGCTGGTCCGCAAGGCGATGTTGGTCCTGCTGGCCCAATTGGTCCTCAAGGCGAAATCGGACCTCAAGGTCCTGAAGGCGTTGCC